ATGTACCATTTGAACCAGAAGTTCCTGATGTACCGCTTGTTCCAGATGAACCGTTTGTACCTAATCCACTTGTTCCAGAAGTTCCCGATGTACCCGCTCCGCTTGTACCGGAAGTTCCACTTGTTCCTGATGTTCCAGAAGTTCCAGAAGTACCAGAAGTACCACTTATTCCCGATGTGCCACTTGTACCAGAAGTTCCAGATGTACCAGAAGTTCCTGATGTACCCGATTGTCCTGGCGCTCCCAATGTGTTTATTGCCCAACTACTATAAGAACCACTACCGGTTTGTGCGGTTAGTGTTACAGTCAATGCACCAGTACCACTATTATAAGCAGTTACCGTACCTGTCATTGTGTTATTAGCATCATATGCTAATAACATTTGCTGTCCAATTGTCCATTGTAATCCAGTTCCTATGGTAAAACTCATAGAACCTGCATTTGTTATTGTACGATTATCACTTGATGTTGTTGAAAATTTATCACCACTAAAGCCATCAGTTCCAGAAGTTCCAGATGTACCACGTGTGCCAGATGTTCCCGATGAACCAGATGTTCCTGATGTACCACTAATTCCAGAAGTGCCACTACTACCAGAAGTTCCTGATGTACCACTACTTCCTGAAGTTCCCGATGAACCAGATGAACCAGCTGCACCATTTGTACCTGCTGTTATTTGGGCTTGCAAAAAATCTAAGTTAGTATCCATTTCCAACGCGGTCAATGGAGAACCTTTTGTAAGTCTTTTAACTAATGCCATAATCTATATTTTACTATTATATTTCTAATATAACAATAAATATAAATATTTAGAGAAAAGTGAATGTATATTATCTATAATATGATTTTAGAACATCTTTTTTGAATTTAACCTCCTCAATTTGCTTTATACCCGTTATATTGTATGTTCTGTATAGATTTGGGTTATCTCCGTATATAGCGGCATCGGGTTTTACAAAAGAATTAAATATTTTATTTCCTTTCATATCGGCTGCAATTATCAAATCTTCTAGCTTTTCCGCCTTTGTCCATTTTTCTTCGGTTAATCCTTTTATGTATAACTTAGTAAGCCATTTAAAAAATCTTTCCGGCTTTATATCACTAATTTTTATACAAGATAATTTCTTATCAGGTGTTTTTCCTATAACAAATACCAAAGTGGACGATGTACCACTTAATGTTTTTTGTTTACCATCCGAATATTTGTAGGAATTGATTCTATAAATATTTCTAGGTAAGACTAGTGTTTTTGATACGCTAGTTTCACTTTCAATCAATGGTTTATATTGTAGTGCAAATGGCATCTTATATTTTATTTAGTTTAGGTATTTGCATCTTTGATGAATTCACTTTTGGAATATTAAATGGAACTAATTTTGGTTGTATCTTAACATAGTGCTCCAACATTTGAGTAAATTTATCATTCATTTTATCTAATGTAAAATTATTTAATGTATTGGTTTTTAGTCCTTCAGATTTCTTACTATAAGTATCATATTTGTTGTAAACATCATATATTTTATTTGCTGCATTTGAATAATTTGCTGTAAACCATTGTGCTTCTTTCATACAAAATTGGTCTGCTGCTGATTCATGCACTGGTGTTAAACTACCTTCTAACAATACTGCATTTTCTGCGGGTAAGAAATCTAATTGCCCACTCCAACCACTAGCTATAATTGGTTTACCTGTCAAAGTAAACTCAGCCATAGGTCTACCATATCCTTCACCTTTAGTAAATGATAACATTGCTTTAACTTTAGGGTGGTGGTATAAATTACTCATATCAGTTTCTTCCATATCACCATGTATTAAATATACAGATGGACATTTATCTCCAAGTGGTTTTAATACACTTTCCAATTTTTCTCTAGTTCCTTCCCTATCTATTACACTAAATCCAGCGTGTGATGTTTTAACAATAAGACCTGGTCTTTTATCTTTTGGTAAGTATTGAAATACGGTTGCAAATGTTTTAATTGCCATACCAATATCTTTTCTATCCTGTCCTAACTCTCCCCTCAACCAATGCCCTACAATTAGAAAGTTGAAATCTTCTTTTACATTTTCCAATACATCTTTACCGCTTCCTTTGGAAAATATTTCAGTATCAACTCCCTCAAAAAGAACTTCAATTGGTTTTGTTACTTTAATTTCTCCAACAATTTGTCCACTTGCTTGGTCTTTTTGTTGATATACAGTTCCACCAATATTTTGTCTTGTGAAATTAGATGGTACTATGATTAAATCCATATTGTTGCACCCATCAATAAAATCTTTTGGACAAATTGTAGTTTCAACACCAGCAGTTATACCAATGTTATAACCACCCTTTGCACTAAACTCATTTGCTACTGATACCTGAATGAATATATCCGGCTTATCCCTAACTTCTGTAATAACTCTTTCTAACATCCATCTTCCGAAATCACTTTCACCATCAACTTGATTTTGTGGAGTATTACCCCATCTTAAAGGTATAATCTTAATATCATACTTATCCATCTTGCGTAAAGATTTCATTAAATCTCTAGAATGGTCACCGTAACCACTACGAGTGAATATAGGTCCTTGAAATACTAATGTTGGTTTCATTTATATAACTTATTTAATTTTAAATACTTCGAATCTTTCTCTTGGTTTCCAATTTTCAAAAACTGATTCGATTCCGTTTTCTAATTGCTGACACATATTTGTATGTGTTAATCCCATCTCTCCGATAAATGCTTCTCTACCCACTAATGCGTTTGTTTTACGAACTTCTTTTGGTGTGTTGTACATTTTCTCAATTGTTTCAGCAACATCCTCTATATCAACTCTATCATCCCAAATATAAGGTGTTGGTACTGAACCTGCTAATGCCAATGCTCTACTCCATACAGGCAATGCCCAAGGGCCAGGTTTAGCTTTACTTTCCCACTTTCTCCACTCATGCAAAGAACCAATTTTAATGTAATCTTCTGCAATTAGTATCTTACCATCAACTTCAAATCCACATTGGTCTTGCAATCCGCCAGTTACGTTTACAATGATTGGAGTCCCAGCCATTATCGATTCTGCAGTTGCTAATCCAAATCCTTCGTTGTTAGCTATGTTGATTGTTGCATCTACCATATTATAGATAAGATTCAATTCTTCTTGAGGTCTTCTCTTTTCTGAAAATATAATATTACATTCAGGTGCCATTACATCTATTACCGCGGGTAAATCAGTACCATTCTCATCAACAGGTTGTGTATGCATTACTAAACAAACTTTCTCTGCTTTTTCTTTACCTATCTTGTCACAAAACTTTTTAAATGCTACAATAACATCTGCAGGTTGTTTTCTTCTGATATTACGATTTGACCAATATAGTACAAAATCATAATCCTTTCCACCTAAAATTTCTTTACGGAATTCCGCAGGCACATCCGCTGGTTTATATACATTAGTATTAATACCATGTGGCACATAACTTACTTGCCAATCCTTTTTAGGTTTCCAAGTTGGTTTAGTATCTAATGCTGATAATCTTTTAATGATACCATACGTTTGACGTGATATACAACCAATCCAATCACAACTTTCATAGAAGTTACGATTATATAATGGGTCTGGTAAATCATCCCAAATTGCGTAGAATAAAAGAGGAACATTTTGTCTAATTTCATGTTCGATATCATACAACCATGTCCAATAACGAGGGTCAGTAAAGTGTAGGATAGCATCTGGCTTTTCAGTATTGATTAATTGTCTAATCAAATCAGCGTTACCATAACCATTCCAAGGTAAAATCTTTACACTAGCATCAGCTATTCCATAATTTTTTTGAATATCTTCACTAACATCTAAAACTTTACCAGCTTCAGGATGATTAATAGCTGCTCCCACCTGAAACCAATCGTATTTATGAACTGTACCAAGTACTAATTCTTTTGACATAGTAGCTATACCACTTGCCATTCTTAAATCATCCGAGAGTAAAAGGATTTTCTTTTTTGCCATAACTTATTTTGTTTCTTAAAATTGTGAACCTGAGATTTGTAATTGTAGGTATTCGTTCATTTCTTTTCTAAAATCATCGTCCTTTACATATCTTTCTACTGTTCTATTTACCAGCTTTTGAAGTGTAACATCCGAATCGAAAGATACTTTTTTAAATGATGAATATACATCTTTCAGTATTTTCACAGTTGTTAGTTTTGTTTTGTCTTGATTCATTATAAATATATTTGTATATATAAATATAAAGTTTTTAAAAAAAACATAATTTTTTATTTTGTAGCCTGTTTATCACATATTCCCCTATTTCCAAATTCACAAAACTTGCAATTCTTTTTAGCGGGACCAGGTACTTTAGGAAATGGAATATCCCTAAATTTACCCTCATCATCAAATACGGTATTAATAAACGCCATAAATTCATCATATACTTTGGTTACCGACGGTGCTCCATTTGATGGAATATGTTTTGAAATATAAGGTATCGGAAATGCGGAATCTTCGGGTAATTTCCTACGAAGAATTTGATATTCTACTCTAATTTTGTTTAAAGAAATATTAAATAATTCTGAATAGTACTTTTTATAAAGAAGAATTTGAGAGTTCTTCATTTTATCCGCTTTTTGGTATTGATTCCATCCCATTGTAGATGTCTTAAGGTCAATAATAATAATTTCATTAGATGCCAAATCTCTCAATACAATATCTATGAATCCAATAAAATGTACACCTTCTTTGATAGTTGCGTTTAATGGAATTTCAATACCCACTAATTCAAATCCACTCTTTGAGTAGAATTTACTAGAATATTTTTTAAACCAAGTAAGTATTCTTCTACCATCTCCATAAAATTCTTCTAATTGTTCTTGAGTACAAGGAGTTCCTTCACTCATTTTTTCAACTTCTCCCTTATACGATTTTCTCATATTTTCCAATAAGAGACCATCCATACTAATTTCATCAGCCTGCTTTTTGGAAACACCATACATTACCGATAAGTAGTGTTGAATAGTTTCATGCATAGCACTACCAAAGATTGTATGGATGTTAGATGAACTTTCACCTAACTTATCTATGTAGTTTAACTTATATTGATGAGGGCAGTTACTCCACATTGAGTACTGCGAAAATGATACTTTTGCCATTATGTTTATTTATGTAAAGATACGAAAAAATGGTGATATTACCAAATTAAACTTTGAGTTTTAACTTAGTAATTAACTTAGGGTCAGTACCATACGCCTCTGCGATTCGTTTAATTTCTTCTCGACCTATCGTACTTTCATATAATACGTCAAGATATTCAGATGCCTCATTTGTTGAAATTCCAAACCATTTGGCTACCAAATCAATAATCCATTGTTCATAATCTTTAACCGATTTACCTTTCATATATTTAAGATATGTTTTACCTTTTGGTAAAATTCCAATCAAAGCTTTGTAAACTGCACGAGGTGGTGCTTCTTGTATATATGGTTGTATTTCCGCTATCGTTTCAATCCAATCCGGATTCATAGACATATAACGAATGATTAACCAATTACTCCAAGTCTTTTTATCCGCATCATCTAACTTATCCCAATACTTTGGGTCCTGGTCTTTTGTTATTGCGTTAATATGGTCAAATAATCCTTTTGCCATTAGTCTTCTACTTTTAAACCCGGAGGTAATAAGTCATTTAATACTTCACCGCAATCACCACATAAGAATAATTCTACGGGTAGGACTTCATCCTTTGGTTTGCCTGATAATAGTTTTGAAATCTTACGAAATCCAAACCCTTGTACAAAAATCTCACCACCACACTTACATGCAATTGGAGTTGTTTTTTCTAATGGAATTGGTTTTTCTTCTTGTCCTCCGATTGGTTGTCCACCTGCTCCTAAAATGTTAGCCATATTTATTTTTTTAAATTATATTTAAAATTTGAATTAATGTAGCCGCTGCGATAATTTCTTTATCAATTGCTACTGCCGATTTACTTACACCATCTCCTAATACAAGAATAACATTGGAAGTATTTTCTCCCGCATATTCATCTACTTTATCGTATAACAATGTAAATAATTCCGTAAAATCAGTTGTTTTTGCATCTAAAATCGTCTGTCTTACTTTCATATATTTGTTTCTCTTATCATCCTTTGATTTAAGTATTTCCAAAACTTTCATCTTATAATCATTATCTAAAAGATTTTGAATATCTACATGCAATTTTCCTTTAAGAGAATTTAATTGACAAGTATTGATTGATTTACGGATATCTGGATAACAAGAATCTATAATTGGAACTAAATCTTTAATATCAAATTCAACTCCTTCCGCTTTCAAAATTTTACTCATCTGCATCGCAACATCTTTCTTAGTTGGTGGGATAATTTGAAAAGTTTGACAACGGCTTTGAATTGGTTCGATAATTTTCTCAATGTAATTACACGTCAAAATGAAACGACAATGTGCTGAGAATGTTTCCATTAAGTTTCTTAAAATGGCTTGTGCGTTTGGTGTCATATAATCAAACTCATCCAATATAATAATTTTATATTTTTTAAAGCCCATTGATGATGCGAAGTTCTTTACTTTATTTCTCACAGTCTCAACATTATTTTCATCAGATGCATTGATAATCATATAATCACATTCAATTGATTTTACAATTAATTTTGCTAATGTTGTTTTACCAGTACCGGCTTTTCCAAAAAATAATAAGTGCGGTACATCTTCGGTTTCCAAATAACCCGCTACTTTACCTTTTAAATGTTCATTACCTACATAGTCATCTAATTTAGATGGTCTATATTTTTCTACCCATAACGAATGGGTTACTTCTTCTTGTTTATATTCAAACATATTTTATTTTTTTATTTTCCAGTTGAACCAAATCCACCATCACCTCTTTCAGTATCCGATAATTCAGCTACTTCATCAAACTCAATTGGAGGATATGGTATAATCATAATTTGTGCAATCCTATCACCTACTTTATATGCAAGTGAATCTAATCCATTTTCTTTTTTGAATGTAGCTTGTAGTTCACCTCTGTATCCACTATCAATTACACCAACTGAATTTGATAATATTAATTCATATTTTCTAATCGATGAACGAGGAAATACCAATCCTACAAATCCGTTAGGAATTTCCATTACCAAATCAGTACCATAACTTACATCAAATGTAGTATTGGATATAATTCTAGTTGCTACTAAATCCATACCAGCATCACCATCCTTTGCATAAGTTGGAATTACTGCGTTTTCACTAAGCTTCTTTATTTTCACTCTCATTTTCTAAATTTGGTTTTGTTAATTCTAATTGCTTGTTTCTAAGTTGCTTACCTTCATCAGTCAATTCTCTAGCAAATAATTTAAATGATTTGCCGTTTTTGTGAGTAAATGTAATATACGATTCATTTGTATTTGTAATAGTGAATATTACTTTAGGTTCTTCGTCATCATTATCGTTTTCACCAGTCCAAGCAAATATCTGAGGTTCATCTTCATCGAATTGAAAACACCACTCACAATTTTCTAATTTTTCAGGTTCGCGTAATTTAATTTCACTCAATTGTTCTAATGGTTGTATTTCAACCACTTCTTGTTTTTTTACTTTTTTATTTTTTGCCATAATTTTATTTTTTGTTTGTTTATACAAATATACGAAAAAAAGTTTAGAATTCAAAAAACTTTTTTGCGTTTTGAGAATCCGCCGATGCCATTTCCCACTTCAATGCACCATAGAAATCATTTAATTTATTTTCTAATTCCGCTTTATAAATCCCATCTCTATCAACATATTGATTGATAAAATCTAAAATTTCTTTTGGGTCATTATAATCTCTAAATGCCAGAGTTTCTATCCCTAATGGATTACTTTTAAGATATACCCATTTAACTTTTTCACCATCTCTAATTGGTTCGTATTTAAACGGACATTCAAAGAATTTGAGTAATCGGTTATAGGTAATACCGGCTTTAACGTGTGCGGGTGTTCCTTTTTCAAAATTAGCAATAGCTAACCCACTATCTTTTCTCCACTTACCTTTATCGTATTTACTTAATTCTTTAATAGCTCCACCTTTGGCGATTTTATTAATACGAAGATTTGGTAAACTCTTTTTAAATTCCAAAAGTGATTCATTTATTTCCTGATTTGTTTTACCCATTAGAATGTCTTTTAACATCTGAGCCATAAAATCCTGAAACGCTTTGGGGAATGAACTTCTAACTACATCCAATCCTTTAACATCCAACTTATCACATGGTATTCCGTTTTTCAAAATCATCCATTGTGCATATCGTTTCTTTGCTACCCAAAATCCAGCTTTACTGATATATTCCTTTTTAATTTCAAATCTATGTTTATCTTTTGGAATACAAAAAAATCGTTCAGCTAATAGGTCATAAAACGAATTTAAAAATGCCTGTGTTTCATCTGCAATAGTATTTACTTCTTGCGCCATTCTATTTTGCTCAAACGTTTTATATTCAGGATATCTATGTTTTACCAAAGGTTCAGCCATCATATAAATTGAATCGGTATCTATATAAACATTATAATCTTCCTTTGTACCTAATTCTTTTTGATATTTAAGATTTGCCATTTCAGCAGTTTTTTTAATTACAGTTTGTCCAGTAATTGTAACTGCCTCTGCGTTATCTATATCATAAAAACGAAATGCAACTAATCCTAATACACCATACATTGAATTTAAAAGAATCTTTTGTACTAATTGACGTTTACCGTAGAATTCATATTTTTCAGTATCTCCCGCTTCTCCATACTTTTTTTCCAATTTTCTGAATTCAACCCTTTGTTTGAACCAACTATCCAATATATCAGCAATCAAACCCGGTTTCTTTTGAGTATATAATACTCCATTTGCAGCAACTCCCAATTGATTATCAGCAATAACTTCTTCTAATTCTTTTCGGTTATATGAAAATTCTTTTGTTTTTCCTACTATCGTATATTGTCTATCTTCACCTCTAACCCAAGATTCAGGATTCCAATCTGCAATCTTACCAACCTTTGTTTCAGGACTAATGTTTAAGGTCATAATGATTGATGGATATAGGGATGTTAAATCCAAATCATATATCCAATCGTATTTTCCAACAATAGGTTCTTTTACATATGCCCCAATGAATTTTTCTTCACCTGCTTCAGTTTGTTCTGCAAGTTTATCTTTATGATTTTTTGGTTTATTTGGTGCTACCAATCCTTTCTTTTTAAGATAAGCCAAACATGCTCCTTCTAAATACTTTGATGAAAAAATATAATCTTCATATGGAGTAAATCCAGAATGGCAAATAGCTCTTGATAAATCTATAAATTGTAATTTCGCATCCATCTCTACTATCAATTCAACATCAACAATATTATACTCAATAAACTTTTCCAAATCATTCTCAAATAAGTCATCCAAACTTCCTTCATATTCAATCTTACCTCTACCCAATTCTTTTGTTGCGATATGATTAAGTGTATATGAACTCTCTAATCCAAAGTTATAACGTTTATATAATCCAATGTAATCCATAATACTCACACCCGCAACACTATAACGCTTACGATATGGTGACCAATATGTCCTACCTATGCAAGAAAGACGACTTGCGTGTCTTTCACCACATACATTTTTAATACGATTGAAAAGATATGGAACGTCAAAGAAATCAATATTCCAACCCGTCCATATTGTTGGATTAACACCTTCATAGTAAGTTAGATATCCCATAATGAGAGCACGTTCATCATCATATACATGCATATGAACATCCCTACCATTCTTATTAAATGATTTACCTTTTACTTTTTGTTTTTTATCAACAACAAATACATGATACTCTTTTGATACATCATCGTATGCCGCGATTGAAGTGATTTCATTTTCAGCTTTTTCAATGCTTGGAAGTCCTGTTATCATTTCTACCTCGATATCAAATGTTAAAACGATATGCCCCTTTGATGGTACATCATCTCCATATAGGTCAACTAAAACTCTAGTGGTTTCAGGTACATCTGATTCGAATAGTTCTTCTCCACTATCCTTTTCCCATTTAAATATTTTGGTTAATCTATCACCATACATCGATTGATGTTGGCCGTTTGGGTCTTTGACATATGCATATCTCTGATATGGAAATGTGCGATACCCTAACGTGTCATCCCATAGGTGTATTAAATTTTTTTGTCTTTCGAAAAATATGTTTTGGTACATTATGGTTTATAAAATATAAAAATTGGTTCGTATTTGTAAAATTGTCCTTCTATCTGCATGCTATTCTTTGCCTTTGATAAATCCATTCCCGTCATAGGACTCATTGTCATTCTTAGTTTCCCTTTATATTCACATCCTAAACTTGTAAGGATATCAATACTATCCTGTTCTAATGGATAGAACTTATCAGGACCTACTTTAATATCTGCAATATTCCAGCAAATATATCTATCATTACGAAGATACTCATATATAGTTTCAAGCGTTGGTCTTAAAAAGCCATCTCTCCAACTTTCATAGTTTCCGAATTTCTTAAATGACTGAGATTCATCATCGGAATATCTTTCTCTATCAAAGTAAGGTGGTGAAGTAAATGCGAAATCCAATTTACCCTTATACTTTTGAAATCTAATTTCATCTTTGATTATTTCAGAACCGGTTGTAAATATTTCGTATGTGTTTGCGTGTCCCCAAAATGGGTTTGCAGCGCCAGGTACTTTATTGTTAAAGAATTCTGCCAAATACTCGTATCTACTCTTTCCGATTTCTTCAATCCAGTTTTCAGTATTAGGGTCATTTCCTATGTAATGTATATTTCTATCATCCACGCTCAATGCTCCCAATATTCTACCACCCCAACCCGCCGATGGGTCATATATGTTGATTACATCCTGTTCTTTGATGTGTTGAGTAAATCTTTGATATAGATATTTTGCAGTTAATGGTGGAAAGTTTACAACAGCCTGCGTTCCCATTCCAATACGAAATGCTGCAGTTGCTTCTGGAAATATTCGTTGTCCTAATGGGTATATTTTAATTTGAATTGGTTGTTTTGGTACATCTATTAAATTATCAACATTCTCACCCCAATCCGCAGTTTTAAGCGAAGATATATTTTCATATTTCAATATCCCAGCTTTGTATAGTTCTTTAACTTCTTGTGCGTTAATTGGTGGGGATGGAACTTTACTATCCGCTTGCGAAAGGCAAAATCCATATCCATGCTTATTATTACCAGCTACCCATTTTTCAATCCATTCTTTACCACTTTGGATATGTGAATTATGAAAATCAGGATTATTCAAATGCAATGTTTTGGAAAAACGATACATACCGTCTTGTCTAGTCAATCGTCTCATTTGTTTAATAAACTCTGGCAAATATAAATCATCTGAAAACACATCATATATAGATGGTTTTGGTTTATCATATGCACTTCCACCGATTCCGGTTTTATACATAGCTGGAAAGAATTGATTTACCGGTGTTGCAAATTTATTGAAGTTAAAGATGACTTCGTTTCCGTCATCATCTTTTTCTTCAAATTTATTTACTTTATAAGTTTGTAACTTTGAAAATTGTTCAATCATTTCTGATTCATCTACTCCAATTCTCGGTGGTGCACCCGTCTCGTTCCACTTTCGTACAGCTAGCTCTCTAAAAAACGCCACCCACTTTTCAAAATCGGCGAATGGCATTTTGAGAACATCTTCATACAATAAGTTTACTTTAGGTTCGTACAACCATTCATTCTTTTCGTAGAAATATTTATTTTCGTAATTAAAACTCATTATGCGCTTAATTGTTGTTCTACTAAGAAATATTTTGCAGTAAAGTCATCGATTTTAAATTCAACATGCGAAATACCTTGTGTTGATACTTTTAATATCACCGAAGTAGCTTCTTTGTTTGCAGTTAAAATTTCTTTTAGGTATTTTGCTGAGAACGATATTGGTTTTACTTCACCATCATACTTATCATTTACTACAAAAGTAACTCTAGTTGCATTGATATTTGAATATCCCAAAACAACGTTTAATTGCTTCTTCTCAGTTAAAACGGTAAACGTATCAACTTCACTTAATGCGTTTTTAGCTTTAATAAACTTATCAATAAATGCACCATCGAAGTTGATTTCAATATCAAACTCTGGTAATTTTTTCAAATCTGGTACATTTGGGATAACCGCTAAATCTGCCAATGGGAATTGAAATTTTGTAGAACCATTTTTAACAAAAAGATTTACAGCTTTGTTTTCAATTTGTTGAACATCTAATTCAATATCGTCCCCAACTACTGCAAGTAGTTTTGATAATTGAGATGTTGTGTACACTCCTAAATCAGGTGCATTAAATGCGAAATTATCTAATTGAATTTCACCTAATACAGTCTTGTCATCGGATATAAAACGAGTAACTAATTTGTTATCTTCCGTTTTCCATGTAACCGATTCTACTAATCCACCCAAACTGTACTTTTGGATGAATCTTGTTAATTTTGCTTTGTTCATTGTTTTTATGTTTAAATTTTAAATTGTTACTACAAATATACGATAATTATTTTAAATTACCAAATTTATTTTTCCCAAATCCATATTGGTTCTCCGAATGCATGGTTTTTGGTTTCTTCTGCTTTTTCTTTCAATTCATCCGAATAATATTCCGATACAGCCTTCCCAGCACCCCCACTGTTAGGTCTTTTTGTCATTTCCATACCTATACACCCTTTATAAATTAATCCCTTAGATTGAAGGAAATCGTTCATAGAATTGGTTATATCCACATATCCCTTATCTGGTGCGGAAAATACATCCGCTATATTAACTGCTAGTATCCCACCTTTCTTAAGTGTAGGTATAATTTTTTCTAAAGTTGCGTGAAAGAATCCTTTATTCCAATCATCAAACTTTTTATATCTAACCCAACTCTGTGTAGCGTCTAAGCTATATTTTTCCGTATTGAAGTATGGTGGTGATGTAAAGATTGTATCAAAAAAGTTTTCATACTCGGAGTAATCCACATCTTCAGCTGCCATTTCTAACATTTTTGCATCCTTATCATCTTCAAAAAATGTTTTATGTTTTTTATAAAATTGTATTTGTTTTTCGTAGTTAGCGTGATTGTTACTATTCGGGTCAATTCCTAAATAGAATTTTGTTGTTTCTCCTGCAAAAAACCCACATAATCTATCACCCCATCCAGCAGAAAAATCTAATATATTTTCACTTTGAAATTTATCATAGAAAGCTTTTGCGATAACTGGTTTAAATTGAGATGCTACATATTTTCGTAAAACGGTTGCCATCCTTAATGTTTCCTGATTTACCTCTAATAACATTTTATCTAAAGTAAAATACGCTCTTACTATTGTTTTAATACCATCTACCGTTTGCCATGCTTTCCAACCGGAAGGAGTTCTCACCCAATCAACTTTCCAACGAGTTTCAATATGAAATGGATTCGATGCATTATTACCAACATTTGTTCTTTTAAAATAGTAATTACTATTATCGTATGTAAGTGGATAGTTTGATACTCTTTCATTTCTAGGAAACCACTTACCTTCAATTAATATATCCGGCCACCAAGTTCCTTTTAATTTTTTATACGCATCAATTGTATCTTGTTCCGTTATAATTGGTATTGGAGCGGGATATGTATGTAATACTTCTGATAGTTCGTTTACAATCTCCTCTTTAGTATATGTTTTTATAATATCTTGCCACTCATCTTTATTTATATAAAGATATGGTTTCATATTATAAAACTTTTTAAAATGTTCTTTTATCATAATTTTTTCCAAATCCAAATGGGTTCACAAAATGTTTTATCACCGGCCTCCGCGGCTTTTGCCAATGCTTCTTCACTAAATCTACTTTCATCACCTTCTATAATAGAAGCCGCACCCGCACTACCTGGTCTTTTAGCCATCTCCATACCCAAACATCCTTCGTATTCTGCTCCCAATGTTTTTATAAAATCATTCATTGGATTACATATTTCTTTATATCCTTTACCATCACCCTTTGAACTTGCATAAACATCTGCTATATTAATAGCCAGTATTCCACCTTTCTTAATTGTAGGCCAAACATTTGCAATTGTTTTATGGAGAAATTGTTTATTCCATGCATCTATATTTTTATATCTTACCCAACTTTGTGTATCATCATAAGAATACCTTTCCACGTTAAAATATGGCGGTGAACTAAATACAATATCAAAGTGGTTTTCATACATTGATAAATCCGCATCTTCGGCAGGTGATTCGATAAAATCTGCCGTTTTATCGGTTTCAAAAAAACTATTATGGTTTGTATAAAATTCAGCCTGTTGTTTATAAATTGGTTGATTTTCTTTTCTAGGGTCAATGCCTACATAATGTTCTCCGAATTCAGATGCAAAGAAGCCACATAATCTATCACCCCATCCCGCTGATATATCTAATACATTTTTAGCTTCGTAAAAATCATATAGAACTTTTGCAGCATTTGGTTTAAATTGTGAACATATGTACTTTCGTAATGATAAACATACTCTTAACTGGTTTCTACCAACCTTATCAAATTTAAGAGTGTATAATCCACCCATAAGAGTTGTCATAAAATCTTTACTTGCCCAAGTCCTTTTTGGACCAGGTGATACTGTCCCATCTACACTCCAACGATTCGCTTGTTGAAAGTGATTTGATGAATCATTTCCTGTATTTAATCTACGAATGTATTGTGGCTTTCCTTTAAAATCCAAAGAATATCTAAATTCAGATGCTTTTCTAGGAAACCATTCACCTTCGGTAAATAATTCATTCCAGCGTATTCCTTTTAATGCCAAATATTCTTTTCTCGCATCATCCTCACTTATATCCGCATACGGGAGTGGGTATTCCATACAAATTGTAGCCAACGAATCTTTAACATCATCTCTATTAAAAGTGGATTTAATATGTTTCCACTCTTGGGTGTTAATATCAAGATAGGGTTGCATACCTTTAAACTTATCAAAATAATCTAAATACATACTGTTTCTATATTTTTATCGGCAACTAATCTTAATCTAAAAACTATACCATTAATAATACCATCCTTTTTACTAGTCCAACTTATATCACTATCTTTTACAAAACCATATCGTTCATAAAACAACACAGCTCTATAATTGAATGCTCTAACGGTTAAAAATAGGTTTTCCGCGTGAACTGATTTGCAATGCTTTACAAATTCTTCTAATACTTCGGTAGTGGCATTTGATTTAGAATGATTAGTTGCAATTTGATGAAGAATAAAATCTCCTTTCTTTTTATATGTGGTTGCGTTTCTGCTCATTCTACCATGTGATTTATATCTACCAAAGGTGATAACAATACCATCTTGCAGTATCATTCCACCTTTTTCAATATATTTCTCCAACTTAAAGCCCTGTTTATGAAGGTGTGGAAATATTTCTGGGTACAAATCTATAATAGAAGATGCTTGATTTACTGCTTCTATCATTTCAGCCGAACCCTTTTCTGCTTTTACAAAATTAAGCATTTTTAAAAAATTTATTTTGGTTTATTTGGTCTTTATACAAAGATATGGATTTTAATTGAGATTTCAAAATATCTTTTCTGGCTTCCATCATATCACCAGTTCTACATCCTTTAGCGAAATACACTTTAGGTCTATATAATAGTTCATCAGAAATCTCTCCTTTAAAAGCTGCTCTTAATAAAGGTTTCATATGATTGTTTTCCTTCTGATATAGAGGTGGTATGTTCAATGTATATTCTACAAATGGTCTCCAACTATATGGTGTACGAACTTCAACAGTACCACCCCACATAATGGATTGATTGGTAGTTAAGAAGTTTGTTTTATGAACATCCTCTACTAATTTTCTTCTTGCTTTATCATAATCTTCCGGTCTCCAATGAAACGCTTGAATGTGTCCATAACTACCCCATATTTCATCCGAAAGGTCACCACTAAAGACAACTTTAAATCCCAATTCATTAATCTTCTTAGATAATGCAATTTGAGCTATCGCTGAACCTACATTCTGCCATCTACTTTGTTCAATAACATAAAGTGTTTCATTGATTGAATCTTCAACATCTTTCTCAGTTAGAATAATTTCATGTAGTTTTACACCAAATTCTTTTGCAGCAATTCTGGCATATTTTATATCATCATTCTTAGTATCTCCATCTCCCATTGAAACCACAAATGCTTCAATATTAGGGTTTATCTTTGAAAGTATGTAAGTTGTTATCACCGAATCAATACCCCCACTTAAAATGGTGCAGATTGGAACGTCAGATACCATCTTTACTTTAACCGCTTCTTCCAACATCGTTCTGATATTCTTAACAATAGTTTCTCTATCGTCATTTATTATTTCATTTGGAAGTTTATAATATGTTACCGTATTATGTTCTAATGTTTTATAGTTGTAATCTAAGAATGTACCTGGATAAATTGCCTTTATTTGTTTTTCGTATAACTCTGAAATTGGTAATCCTTTCTTTTCTGAACAAAATACTAATTTACCATCATTATCAATTGCATACCACAATGGTAGTTCACCAACGTAATCTCTGACAACAATTATTTTATTGATTTTAGTATCAACTATTGCAAAAGAAAACATTCCATCCAAATCTTTGAATGAATCAGTACCAAACTCTAAATACGCATTGAGAATTATTTCAGTATCGGATTTTGTTTTGAATGGGGTTGTTATACTTTCTTTTAATTTCTTAGTATAAGTACTATCCCATAACTCACCGTTATATACTATACAAACGGTTTTATCTTCATTCCACATTGGTTGATTTGCAGATGAGGATAAATCTTGTATTGAAAGGCGATTGTGTCCCACATAAAGATTATCAATCTTTTCAACTGCGGAAGCATCTCTACCTCTATGAATTATTTTTTTTAAATGGGTATGGGTCTGCTTCTTAGAAGTAAACCAATTACCGCCTATTATTCCACACATATAACAAATTTACGAAACTTTTTTGATATTACCAAATCTATTTTATCGCCTCATTGATGGCATTTGCGTATGCCATCTTAGAAGTTAATCCTTGAAATCTTTCAACAACTATCCCATCCTTTTCAATTATTACTAACGGAATAGAAGTAACATTATATTGTTGTGCTTCTTCAGGCGAATTATCAACATCATATTCTATGAATGTTGCTTTACCTGCAAAATCATTTTTCAATCCTTCTAATACCGGTCCTAATGCTCTACAAGGACCACACCATACTGCTCCAAATTTTTTAACTACTAAGCTCATTTTTTTTTGTTTTATATTGTTCTATTAATTCTATATTTCCTTTTATGTGGTTTGGTTCATATGGACAATGGCGGCAGCCACTCCCACAGCAATAACCTCGTTCAATGTGATACTCAGGAGTGAAAACCACTTTACCATTTTCCAAATAATATAATTCTTTATCATTTTTCATTATTTTATTTCACATGCACCACCAGCACAAGCTAATTCACCACTTAAATCCGTAGTATCTTCCATCTCTACAATTTTACTTAAATCAACATCGTTTAATGTTTTCATAAGTTCATCATATTTTTCTTTAGTACAATCTTCAAAAGGTGCCTGAATGTAAGTACCGCCATCATAAGGTAATACCGATAATCCATTGTAGAATTCTTTATTCTCCCACATCCACTCTCCAACTGCTTTCCACTCATGCTCTCTAATAGAAATAGTTGCTGATACGTTATGAGTATTATTACCGCTTCTATGCCCCGGCTTAACCCACTCACTATGTACTTTCTTAACTCTCTCTAATAATTGAATAGGAGATTCAGTTCTAAAGATTGCAGTATCAGGTGCTTTTTGAGGAATACCAATTACTGCTGTATCATGTGGTCTGAAATACTCATCCTCTACTAATTCAGGATGATTAATTGCTAAGTGAGAATACATTGATTCGTTCTTACCAACTCTTACTCTACGAATATAATAATCGTTATGCCAAGCGTGAATACCAGATGAAGTTCCTAATGCCAAAGAAGTAGTTCCAGCAGGCTTAACCGTTGTACATCTTGCCGATGCGTTAATACCTAATATTTCTGCTACTCTTTTGTTTTCTATTTTCACAACTTTTGCCGCTTCTTTCATATCCAATTTCAAAACTGCACCACTTCCGATACCTGTCATTGAAATTCCTATTAAGGCATCCTTTTCAGTTGTTCTTTGCCATATAGGTCTTAAGTAATGAAAATCAGTATATCCAGCCTGCAATGTTCCTACAAATGATGCTGCTTTAACTCTAGCATTTAATTCTTCTTGAGTATCAACATCACTTACATTCACTTCACATAAGTTACAGAATTGAAAAGGTCTTAATGCAATCTCACAACAAGGATTAGTTCCCCAATCTTTATCATTTGATAAGTAGATACCAGGCTCACCTGCTCCACTTGCTTCAATTCTTTTCCAAAGGTCTAAAAAATATTCTTTTGTAATTTTATGTCTCATTAATACTGCTGAGTTATTTGCCCTACCTCTTTGTGGATTTGTTTCCCACCACGCACCACTCTTACAACTAATCATTTGCTCGTCAGTTGCGGAAAATAGTGCAATTAGTGCTGCTCTACGGATACCACCTGCTAATACTGCATCAGCAATGTGACAAACCATATCATGCACTTCAATTGGTTTTAATTTCTCACCATCTTTTTTTGCATCTAAGATACCTTCTAATTTAATAAGGCATTCTTTTAGAGGTTGAGGACCTGGTGCTTTACCACCTGATGTTACCAATCGTGCTCCTTTCTCTCTAATATCTCTAAAATCAAATACCGGCTTACTACCACCAAAGAAATATGCCTTTACAATTACTGAAACTGCATCAGCCCATCCTTCAATACTATCACCGATTAAAAATCTTCTTGTTTTATCAGTTGATGGCTTTCTAATTTCAGGTAAAGCATCAACGTGATGCTGTTGTACTGAATAACCTACTCCAGTTCCACCTAATAGTAAGAACATAATTTCTGAAAATACTCTCCAATCATCTACCGGTGCAAATGCACAATTGTAAATTCTATTTGGTGATAATTCAATTGGTTTACCTGCGAACTGCATTGAACGCATTGATGGTAATATTTTTTTATTCGATACGAATTTATATACTTCTTTTATTTCCTCTTTTAAATTTGGATATGTCTTTATATGCATATCCATATTTCTTTTTACCAACTCTTTCCAAGTTTCTCTCCTTTTTAATTCCGGTCTGTACTTTGCATACTTCATATAAACCGTAATGTCCGATAAAATTCGTGTTGAAATGTCCATTTTTTTGTAAATTTTGTTTAGTGTGTTAAAATATTTAAGGAAATCCCTAAAATGTAAGAATAAATATACGGCCTGACACTAAACGATACAGGTCTGTGGATAAAAACTCTACTTTTTTTCAAATTTATTCATGTCAAAATACATAGTGTATTAAAACATAATAAAAGGGGTGTCGCCACCCCTATCATATTATGCTGTTTTTTGCTCTGCGGTAGATGCTTGTCTATACGCAGTGATTAATTTCTTCAAATCACCGATAGCTTTTCTAGCTCTTGATTTGTTTACTTTTTTAGTTCCGTTGTGCTCTGTTTCAAATTGTGTAAACAAAGTCTTCATTTGTTCGAATAGTTCTTGACTGTTCATGTTTTTTGTTTTTTATTGTTAATTTATCCTAATCCTGTAACCATTTGTGGTTTGCCTCCAACCGGCATTGTTTCAACGTATTTTTTGTGTAAAAGTTGTCTTTCTATTTCATTCCCGTTTGCACTGGCTCTTTGTGATAGTACACCATCCGCAGATGTAGCGGTATATACTTCTATCGTACCATATGTAGTATCCATCTTTGCTGGGAATGTGATACCATCTTGTCCAAAACGATTCTTCATAATGTGTACTCTCGCCGTATTACTAAGTTTATCTTTTGCTTTCCTACTTAAACTCATAATAAAATCGGCGTTCATTACTTTTGCATATGAATCTGCAATTTTATCGGCTTCAATAATATCACTATCAATTGCTGAACGATTTGTTTGTGATGCTGTCCAAATTGGTATTCCCAATTCACCACTCATTCCTCTCAAATCAATATACACACCACCTTGTTCAGCGTATGTACTATCGGTTTTATTTGAGTGTGATAATAACAAGTCAGCGTAATCCACAATAATTAAATCGGGTTTGTTGCCGGCTGCTATCATTTTTTCTAAGTGAGTCTGAATTGTTTTTGATGATGCTCCTTTTGGTGGAAAGTATTTAACTTTCAGTTTACCTTTTAGTTTTTTCAATGAAGTCAATACTTCATCTTTTCTATTCACCAATTCATGTGATGCTATATGAGAAAATACGGTATCGTATCTCAATCCAACATACTCTTGTGATAATTCCATTGTATAATGTGCCACGGTCTTTCCCGCTTTTACAGCAGCCGCGCCTAAAGCACATAACACCCAAGTCTTACCAACACCAGACGGTGCAACTACAACTCCTAATTCTCCAGAACCCAATCCACCATTCATCAATTCGTTAATACATTCCCAATCAGTTGATACAGTATCTCGAGATGATTCATCATATCTTTTTTCAAAATCAATAAGATAATCCATACCTAAATCCGAATCAACACCCACTTTCATTGCTCTATCAACTAACTCTTTAATTCTGTCATAATTGCCAGCTTTTAGTAAATCAATTGATTGTACAATTACATTTTTTAAATTTTGATTTATACAAAACTTTGTGAATTCGTTTTTAATATATTCAAAATCTTCGTGTCCAATTGAAGTATAAACTACTTTGAGTTGCTCTACTACTGCTTTCTTTAAAGATGGATTATCTAGCTTTGATACTTGCCCTTTGAATACATCCAATGTAGGTTCTTTCTTGTACTCATCGTAATAATCTTTAATCTCTTGTACTATCCATTTGTTAGCATCTGATTCGAAAAACTTCTTATCAATGATTTCGCACAATGTGTCCATCATTCTAACATCGGTAAGTAAAGCAGATATTACTTTAGCTTGAAACGATTGCCCATATTTAGAGAGTGTATCTACTTGCTCTGACATCTATTTTACTATTATATTTGTGTAAGTTGATTTCAACCAATCGTTTATATCCTTCCAATTTTGAAGTATTTTGTACTTCATTGCTGCTTTAATAAAATCCATCTTATCAAACTTTTTATTAGATTCGTTGAAACGGTCTAGTATTTTAAGAGTTTGGTTTGTATTGATTTGTGCTTCTTCTAATTGCATCAAATGCCTATTTCTCAATACCTCATTTCTTTGTGAAAGGATATCAGCGTATATTTTTGCATCATCTTTCTTAGCTTCACATATATCAAAGAATTCATCAAAGGTAATTAATCTATCTTCCTCTAATTCAGGAAATCTTTTTAATACAGTCTTTAAACCACATCCTTTAACGCCAGGAATATTATCTGAATTATCACCATCCAATGTTCTGAATAGTAAAAGATTTTGTGGGTACATTCCCCATTCTGCTTTTACTAACTCTCTATCATAAAGTTTCTTTTTAGTTGGCGAATAAACTTTCGTCTTATCATCTACTAATTGTAAGAAATCTTTATCCGTTGATACAATAATACATTCTTCATCTTCACCTAATATTTGTCTAGCTATGTTAGCTATCACATCATCGGCTTCGATTCCATCATATATCATTGTTGTAATTGGAAGTGAATCTAACAAATCAACTAACCAAACGAATTGGCGTTTCATTGAAAGCTGTTCTTCTTCCTGTGACATCATTTCAGGATATTGTCTATTAACCCTAAAACGATTTTTACCTCTATCAGCTTTGTATCCTTCAAACACTTCCTTTCTACCTTTAGAACCACCCTTACCATCAAAGATAAGAACTACTCTAGTTGGATTGAATTGGCGGATTTGAAACCCGATTGAATTTAATGAACCAATAACTCCACCCGTATGGTCGCCATCCTCATTCATTGTAGGGTTGGTAGTCCAACTACGGATGAAGGTATTAAGTCCATCAATGACAAGAACTCTACTATTACGCACTCTTAAGTGGTTTGTCTCATGTTCTGATTCTACTTCGTTAAGAAGCTTTTTGTATAAGTCTTTCATTTTGTTTTTGTAACCTTTATTAATCTCCAATTACTTCCGAATCTACTATGAGATTATCGGTATCCATTGAATCTTTTTTGTATCTTAAAATTGTTGCCTCACAAATCCTTTTATAGATTTGCTCTCTTACCGAAGGATTGGTTTCTAACATAGAAGGAAAATCTTTGGCTTGATATTTGATAATCTCACCAGTATCGATGTCAGTATATTCATACCAAGCACCTGATTGTTTTACCAATCCATTATCCTTCATACTTCCTAACCATGCTCCAAAGTTATCGATACCTCTATCAAAGAAGATATCAAAATCAGCTGAACGTAATGGTGGTCCCATTCTATTCTTTACTACCTGACATCTTACTTTAATACCTACGATTCTATCGTTACCACTGCTATCTTTAGCTTTAATCGTTCCCATACCCTTTAATCTTAAACGAACCGATGCGTGGAAAGCGATTGCTTTACCACCAGAAGTTGTCCAAGGGTCAGAGAATGGCATTGCGTTCATTTTCTGTCTTAATTGGTTTGTGAAAACTAGAGTGATTTTCTGTCTACCAATAAGATTTGTGATTTTACGCATTGCTTTGGAAATGATAATTGCTTTATCCGTAGCGTAACCATCCTTACCATAATCAGCTTCCATCTCCTTTTCAGTTGATGCTGCTGCTACTGAATCCACAACGATTGTTACATACTTATCTTTAGAGGAAGTTCTTACCTTCTCAATAATAGTTTCAGTATATTCAAAACATTGTTCAACAGTCTCAGCTACTACATAAAGTAATTTGGTTGTATCTACTCCAATGGCTTCTAAGAATTCTCTACTTACGGCGTTTTCAGTGTCAATCAATACTGCCAATCCACCTAGCTTCTGCGTTTCCGCAAGTAAGTGAGCTGATACTAATGATTTACCACTTTGTTCTAATCCGGTAATTTCGGTGATTCTTCCAACCGGTAATCCACCATAAGGGCGATTTGATATTGCCACATCCAACATAGATGCTCCGGTTGAAACCCAGCCTTCTACGTTTGTTGGTGCATCATCATTATCTAAAAAGAATGCTACCTTTTGGTCTTTCGATTGTTTGTTAAGGGACTCAACGAGTACTTCCGCCAAGTCAACCTCTTTAGTTGCTTTTGCCATATTAACTTATTTATTTTACGAATTGAAAAGGTCATCAAATGCCGATGCCACATCATCTAATTTCTTAGCTGGTGCTACTTCTGGTTTCGATGGAGTTGTATCGAATGGTGCTTCATCATCATTATTGGCAGTTGATGAAAGTGTTTCAGCGGATGCTGATTTTTCATCTTCTGATGCTGCTGATGGGTTTAACCAACCTTCTAATACATTTTTCAATTCTGCATAAGTTAATTCAGAATACAATTCAGTAATTTCTTTCTGATTGTTTAAGTACTTATCCGTATCTTCTTTAGAAGCTGCCAATGGAGTTTCTTTTGGTTTAACACGGATTGTTGTTACAGGGTAAGAAGTACCACTGTCTTCAGCTGATACTACTTCAACAGTAATATCTCTACCTTCATTTGGGTCAGTAATATCACCATAATCGGCATCTGCCATATAACCAAGAATCTCTTGATATACAGTTTTACCAAAGCCCCAAAATTTTACACCTTCACCTTCTTCACCTCTTACCAATACTGGTACGAATGTTCTAAGTTTCGGCTCCATTTTTTTAGCAGCTTTCCAATCTTCCTTATCGCCCATTCTTTTAAGTTTGTCAGCAAACTCAACAATTGGGTCAGGTCTACCGAATGACATCGGAGATAGATAAGTTTTGTTGTTAATGTTGTAGTGAAAGTACAATTCAATGAAAGGATTCTCTTTGTTGAATTTGTAAGGGACTAAACGAATAGTGTGTTTTCCCGGTGCTGGTTTCCAAAGTTCTACAGTTGTTCTTTGGGTGTTTTGCAGTTTGTTAAGTCTGCTCTTAATTGCGTCTAAATTAATAGCCATTGTTTTAAGGTTTTAAGAGTTTATGTTTTATGGTTTTATTTAGGTGAGTGTCCTTCACCCTCTATGTATATAAATATAAAGAGATTACAAATATACAACAATTTATTGGACTTTCCAAATCTTTTTTGAAGTATATTTTATAACCGATTTAAGCATTTATATGGGTTTGAGATTTACTCAAAGATACAAAAAATATCTGATACTACCAAATAAAAAAGGGAGAATTTTTAGTTTCTCCCTTTCTTTTATGCTAATAATTGATAATACTCTTTAAAGTGTTTAATTCTATCAGGTAATCCGATAGTACCACCATTTACTCTTTTAGTAATAGATGTTACAACCGTATCACTTGCTCCACCATCAGCCATTTTGTGTAATCCGTTTTTGTTGAAGAACCAAGCTGCTGATAATAGGGCGTATTTTTCAGCTACTACTTGTGGGTTAGCACAAACATCTTCACCAATTGATTTACCAAATGCAGTATAGTTATCCTTTCCTGTCAATTGAATATATCCTCTACCACAAAACTTTGCACCATCACCACTTGCTTCAGGTCCGTTACCCATTCTACCACCATATACTTTGTTTGCAATCTTCTCCGGCTTTCTTTCGTACGGTAGAGCTGATTCTAAAGTTGGGAAGTATTTCTTAAAGATACCATTCAAACCTTTAGCTGAATAGTTTAAATTTTCTTTTGTCAAACGGAATCCACCACTCTCATGTCCACATTGTGCTAAGAAGTGTGCTAATCTTAATGCCGAATCAATTTGAAACTTTTGTGCTACTGCAGGAATCATTGAGATAACTGCATCAGGAATATGTCCTTTTAGTTTTTCTAATTTTAATCCACCTACTGATGCTATTGGTGCAGATACAATTGGAGTAGGAGCTGCTGCAGATTCTCCCATAATCTTTGCCCAAGTTGATGGTCCTACAATACCATCTGCAGTTAAACCATTCTTTGCCTGCCATTCTTTTACAGCTGCTTCAGTTTTAGGTCCAAAGTTAGTTACCGCTGGTTCAATACCCAGCTTTTGTTGCATTAACTTTACGTTTTCGTTATTATCTCCCTTTTTTAATAACATAATCTTCTTATTTAGGTTGTTCTTCCGTAACTTCTTTATTTCCTTGTCCAAAATCAATTACCTCAAAAACTCTTGTCTGAATTTTCTTAGTACCTTCGGCATTTGTTAATATGATTGAATTCTTAAACTTCTGCCAA